ATGTCAGCCCCTACTACTTGAGCTGCAGCAGCAGGCGCACCAGCAGCCGCTAATTCGGCAGCTTTTTGCTCTGGACTTGGTGCTTGAGCTTTGATCAATAGATTCTGACAATCCTCCATATACTGTCTCAGAAGCTCTAAACGGTCCTCTGGAGCGCCCTGTACTTTATAGAGTAGATAAGCTTGTTGCACCTTTCGAATCACATTCTCAAGGTTTTGATATGGCTCTGGAGGGAAATATTCTCCCTTATCCATCATAGTTTCAATAATTTTCTCTAAATTAGTAGAATCTGCATTTAATAAGTTCATCGAAGCCTCTAAGTCTGGAAAATCCAACAACTTAAGGGCATCTTCTTTATCAATAAAACCTGCTCCTACTAAGTCTTGAATGTCTGCCAACCTAGCTGCAGGTGTAGCTGAAAGAGCAGAAGTGGGGAAAATTTGCATTAAATACTTATCAGCATCCATGTTAACATCTTTCCAGCTTATGGTTTCTACGAACTTACCGTCTTTAGCTTTAACTTTAAAATCTCCTTCTGACTCATATAAGCCTTTAGCCATATCAATTATAATCTCGGCAGCGTCCATAAAAGCTTTTTCATACCGTTTGGCTACCGACATAAATCGTTCAGTCTCTAAGTCATTAAACTCTCTCAAAGCTTTACCCGAATCCAACCCTGCAGGTTTTAACGATTGAGCAGATAATTGGGATATGCCAGAAATTTCATAAGCTCTTTGATATAGTCTATCTAAATGAGAAAACAAATCAGGTGGAATAGAGCCTAAAGGAGCATATTGAGGAGGAGTTCCAGCATACTTTATAACTCCACCAATTCTATTGTTTAAATGAGAGGATACGATCTTAGAACTTGCTTCTACTAAAAGCTTTGGAATACTGACCAAGTGCATTGAAACTTGTATAGTCCTAAGTATTTTGTTGATTTCTAACTGAATGCCTTGTAGCTGCTCACATAAGCCTTGACCAAAAAAGCCAACAGGTCTTTCACCCCATTTGAAGAATACAAAAGGGAAATAATCTTTTTCATAATCTTCTTCAAATAATGTAACAGTAGAAATACAAATAGTATGTTTTCCGTCTTTAGCATCTGGTCCAGACTTTAAGTGCCAAGACTCTATAACTTTAATCATATCCTTAGATGTGGCGCTTTGACCATAACTTTGAGAATCAGGATAAGATGCAACATCAATTTGAGCTTCATGCTTAGGGAACATTGCTTTTAATACAGATTTTTCAATAAATTTTTCTTGATGAATTTGACGAGGTTTGCCATAATAAGCCTCTATATCGTCAACTTTAATTTCACTAATAATAACTCTTTCTGTCTTGATTTGTCCATTTTCTATGAAAATTTTAATACAACCTGTTCCAAAAATACAAGCATCTTGGAATGCCATAGAAGCTTTTTCATAAAATTCTGAATAAGAATAAATACCTTCTACAAATTTTGTTAACTTTTTTGCTTTACGTTGTAGACTAAAATCACCCCCTGAAGTCAAAAAAGTAGCTTTAGGTTTATTTTTAGTAATTTTTGATACGACTGTGTCTATAAGAGATTGGATAACGTTAAGAGTAACCCTATTAGACACTGAATAAGACGTTTCTATCCTACTATACGAGTAGGCTCCGAGACCCATTTGTTGGTAATTTCCATATAATCTAGCAAACCTAAGATCATCTGCTTCCCTATAAGCTTGTCTACTATCTAAGGCACTTACATAGGCAAAAAGTTCTTGGTATAAATTGTTTTTACTGGCTAACCACCAACGGTTTCCATTTATTTCAAAGTTCAATTTTACCCCTATGGATTAGAAGACCAAAACATCAGTTCATCATCTTCTTTTTTCTGTTGTTCTTCTTCAAAATTTGACTCATCAGCAACGGTTTGTAGTTTCTCTGCATAATCTTGAATATTTTCTACAAATGCTAATTCAGATAGTTCAAATTGAACACCTTCAATTTTAAACGATTTTACTTTATGGTTTTTACACCATTCTATAAACAGCTTAACATCTTCTAAATTTTTTAACATAGCTGTCTCCTATTGTTCTTCTATTATATTGTCTAAATCTTTTATATCTTCTTCATGCAGTTTTTGTAATTCAAACGCATAAGGGTCTCTCTTTCTTTCTTCACATTCTTCGGCTTCTTTCATCTCAAGTTCCTTCATATAAGTATTTGTTCCTTTTACAGTCTTTTTCTCGGGCTTCTCAGACAAGTAATGTCTACATTCACGCCAAGCATAAAGCACAGCATCGCAAATATCAGAATGATAAGTATCCGATATCTTTGGTCTTTCTGGATTTCTAATCTTAGAATCCTTATCCCATTGGACTAGCATACAATCTTCTTCAAATATAGAGTTACTAAAAGCTTTAAACTTCTCCGTCCTAAGATCATCATTTAAAAGCTCAATAAACTCCACCTTTCGGGTCTTGTCAGCAGCTTCAATATTAAGACCATGTCGCATTCGCAACTCTTCTTGAATCTTTTTACCTAAAGCTCCTGCATCCATGACCATCCTTATGGGATTATACAAGTCCTTATATTCATTAATAGCTTCTACTAACTGACTAATATTTTGTTTATTCTTAACATGCTCATCAACTAAATAAACTTTCTTGTGATGCGTATTATATCCTATGACGGCAATCGCATCCGAGTCGTTATAGCCAATATCAATTCCAATAATATAATACCAATCCCCATCAGTAGGCAGGGTATTATAAATATTCCTAACTTTACTAAATTTAAATACCAACGCATCTTTGTCTTCCACCCACTTTCCAAATGTTTCCCTAATATAGGAGGGGTC